TTCTTTGACGACTCCATCGGCGTGGTGATCGCGAACAAGGAAGGCACCGCGAAGAGCATTTCGCGCAGAAGCCGTGAGATATACAGCCGTCTGCCGGCGTGGATGAAAGAGCACTCCGCAATGACGTCTGACTCGGTGATGCGCCTTGAGTGGGCCAACGGGTCGAGCTTCGAGCCGCAGAGCGCGGCGGCTGACACCGGACGGTCCGAGGCGGCGTCGTTCGTGATCATTGACGAGGCTGCGTTCATCCGTCCGCTGTCCAAGCAGGAAGCCGTGTGGTCGTCTGTGGAGGCATGCGCTGACGGCGGCGGGCAGATCATCATGGTCACGACAGCGAACGGCATCGGGGACCTTGTGCACACCTGGGCGGCTGACTCCGTGAAGGGCGAGATCGAGCACATCCTGCGCTTGTGGGACGGCGCGTGCGACATTGATGTGAGCTTCGGAGACGCCGGCATGGGGTTCTGCTTCCTCCCGTACTTCCTGCATCCCGACCGGGACGAGGCATGGCGCGAGAAGAAGAAGAAGCTCTACCGGGGAAGCATAGCCCAGTTCCACCAGGAGTACCCGGAGACGTGGGAGCAGGCGTTCATCTCGTCCGGACTGAACTTCTTCTCGGTGATCCACGTCGAAGAGACGGCGAACGCGCTCAAGAACGCCGCGCTTGAGCGTGACGTTCGCGGAACGCTCGTGTGGAAGGACAAGACACAGAAGCAAGTCGAGTTCGTTCCCGATCCCGGAGGCGCTGCCGTTATCCACGGACTCAAGGACTTCGCCGAGTGCCTTGCCTCGGGCCGTCCGTTCGTGATCGGCGCTGACTGCGCGGGAGACGACGCCTGGGGAGACTTCCAGGCCGCTTCCTGCGTCTGTGTCGGCATCCCGTACCGTGACGTTGACGAGGAAATGCCGGTCACAGGTCCAGGAAGGATTCCCCATAAGCAGATTGCGACAATCCACGGCCAGATTCCGGCTGATGTGTACGCCGATCAGCTCGTGAAGCTTGCCATTCTCTGCCATAACGCGGTAATTGCGCCTGAGGCGAACGGTGTCGGAGCGGCAGTGATCTCGCACATCAGGAGGATGCGCTATCCGCGCCTCTACAAGCGTGAGAATGCGGTCGTCGCGGTGAACAGGCACTCGATGGAGCGGTTCGGCTGGTGGACGAACGCCGACACGCGCTCTACGAGCTTCGGAACGCTCGACCGGTACCTGCGCGACGGGGCTATGGAGATACGCGACCTTGAAACCGTCCTTGAGATGCGCAACGTGGTCCACATGGGATCGGCGAAGAAGATCGGCGCTCCGGAGCCGAAGCACGACGACCGCCCGACAGGGCTTTCCATCGCATCCGCGCTCTGCGCAAGGGCTTCCCGGTCGCTTGTGATGCACGAAGCGCCGGACGACGATCCGATCCTGAAGGTTCTCGAAGAGCTAGAGGCCGAGATGCGGCACGAAGGCGTTATCATAGGCAACGAAATGTCATACGCTGGAAGGGGATACTGATGCCTTCATACGATCTCAGGTGCCGGTGCGGCATCCGTGAAGAGCGGGTCGCGAGGATGGCTGACAGACACTCCCAGGAGTGCGCGGAGTGCGGCAGCGTGATGGATGTCGTGCCGTCGCTCGGAAGCCTCTATATTCCCAGATGGTGGAAGCCGGATGCCGGATGCCCGTCCCGCGCGGAACTGACCGAGCCATCAGGACTTATCGAGCAGGGAGAGAGAAATGGCTGGTGAATCGAAGTTCTCGAAGGCCGACTCCGATCTGTGGGAGGCGCAGCTTTCCTCCGGCCTCAAGTACCGCGCGAAGTTCGGACGTGAGGACCGGTGGAGGCGCTACTGCCTGAGGCTCGCGCACGTCTTCTATGACACGAGCGTCGGCGAGGCGTCACCCGTCGTGAACATCATGGCTGCCCGGATACGCTCGCTCGTGCCTCAGCTCGCTATCGGGATGCCGGTCGTGAAGGTCGAGTCCTACACGAAGCCTGAGAATGAGAACTCAGAGCCGGCGCTCGCCAAGCGCCTTGAGATGGCATGGCGTGCCGAGAACATGGACCCCGAGACACGGCGGGTGACGCTTGACGCCGAGACATTCGGAATCGGCATCGGCTTCTGCGGCTACGAAACGACGTGGGGAGAGCGTGCGATAGCCTCGCAGCGGAAGCTGCTCGGCGTCATTCCTCCCGATATCACCGAATCGGCGCTGTCGCAGGCTCCGTTCCTCGCGCCCCTCGCCTCATCGGCTGAGACGCTTGCACGCCATCTGCAGACCGAGCGCGTGTTCCTTGAGCGCACAAGCCCGTTTGACTTCGTGATGGACCCGGTTGTCTCTCACATCACCAAGTGCAAGTGGATGGCCAGGAGAATCTATCTGACCCGCAAGGAAGGCGAAGAGTGGTTCGGAAAGAAGGCTCCGAAGGCGGAATCAGTCGGCAACGTGAGCCGGAGCATGAGCGACGGAGGAACGAATCCGTTCGGACTCAAGGCTGACTCAGAGATTGAGAACGCGGTCGATCATCTGGTGCGCAAGATCGAGGTGTGGGAACTCTGGGACCTTGAGAGCAAGAAGACCGTCTACCTTGACTCATCGGGAACCGTGTTCGCGGTGCGGGAATGGGCGAGCGCGTACCACACGTTCCCGTTCTCATTCATGCTCTGGGACGAACTGCCGGATTCTCCGTACCCTGAATCTCTCTCGGCAGCGCTTGAGCCTCAGACGAACGAGCTGAACGAGATCAGGAAGCGCGAGCTGCAGGAGGCTCGGAAGGGAATCCGCAAGTTCGTGAGCAACGGGCCGCTTTCGCCGAAGGCCAAGCGCGGCATCCAGTCAGACCAGGACGGCGAGATCATCGAGCTTTCCGACTATGACAACGTGACTTCTCTCGAATCTGCTCCGATCCCATCTGACTTCTGGATGATCGAGAACCGCATCAAAGACGACATGAATGAAGTCTCCATGACCACTCCGGCGCTCGCCATGAGCCAGGGAGGCGTCCGCAAGACAGCGACCGAATCGGCATTCATCCAGAGCGCTGCAGACGCGATGATCGGCTACCGGCAGCTTATGGTCGAGCGGTTCACCGAGCAGGTTCTTGAGATCATGGGATCGCTCATCACCGAGCTGTTCGATGAGCCGATCCCGATAAAGCTCGTGAACGCTGACAGCATGCTGCTTGACGAAATGACCGGCATGCCGATAGCCGTCGGCGAGATCATCGAGTACCAGTTCCAGGGAACAATGCACTCCGGCTTCTACAAATACACAGTCGAGCCTGGATCCATGGTCGCTTCGGCGAAAGATGTCGAGCGCTCGCACCAGATTGACGCGTATAAACTGTTCGCGCCTGAGGCATGGTTCGACAAGAAGAAGTTCGCGACCCTCATCCTGTCCTCCATTCCGAGCGTGAGAAACGCCGGAAGCTACATCATTGACGAGACAGAGATGCCGCAGCAGCAGCCCGCTCCGCAAGGCGCGGGCATGCCCGGCATGCCGGGTGATGGCGGCGCTTCCGCATTCGGGCAGGTGAACGCGAGCGCGGAAGGCGACATGCTGTCGGCGCTGTATGGAGGAATGGCTCCGCAAGGCGGAATGTAAGCACCACGGAAAGCTGACCTGGCGGCTCTGACGGGCCGCGACCAGCAAGGGAGGTTGACAGACAATGGCAGACGACGGCACAATGCAGGCTGAAAGCTTCGATGATCTGTTCGGAGCGGCGGTGGCTGAGACGGACGGAACCGCGCAAGGCGATGAAGGCGACACCCCGGAAGGGGAAACCGGAGACGCCGGCGGCGACCAGGACGCTCAGAATGGCGGGCAGGAATCAGACGGAGACGGCGCGGAGCAAGAGGGCGAAGGCGACTCATCGGAAGATGAAACCGGAGACTTCCTGACAAACGCGAATGTCACGCTTGAAGAGCTGCTCGAAGGCATCGAAGACCCGATGCAGCGCCAGTTCATTGAAACCCGGTATAAGCAGATGCAGGGCTATTTCACCAAAGCGACCCAGGCGGTCGCGCGGGAGAAAGAGCAGATCGCGGCATCAGAGCAGCCGGCCTCTCCTGAGGCAGGAGCTTTGAGAGCGCAGGTAGATCAGCTCACCGGCATGGTGAACGCGCTCCTGCAGGCGCAGAAGACACCCGCTCCCGCGCAGACGCAGCCGAAGGACCCTGACTCATGGCGGCGCGAGTACATCACTGCCGGTCTTGGAGACGAGATCAGCGTGGATGATGCCGTGAGCGACCCGGCGAAGTTCGCCGCGTTCATCCGGCAGGAGGCTGTGAAGGCTGCCCGGAGCGAAGACTTGCGGGTGCTCGAAGAGACGAACCGCAGAATCGCCCCGGTCGAGCGCATGACGATGGTGTCGGCGCAGAAAGAAGCGGCTTCAATCGCCGACTCGATCTTCGCCTCAGCGCCGCAGTACCGGACACCGGAAAATGAGCAGGCGATGGCAAACGTGCTTCATGCCAACCCGAACCTCGGATATGAGCAGGCGTTCGCGCTCGTGGTCGGTCCTCAGATTCAGGCGGAAGCATTCGCCATGGGCCAGAGAACCGGCGAAGTGGCAGGACGCAAGCGGGCATCCGAGATGCTTGACAAGAAGGCGCGTTACTCAGTGCCCTCACAGGGCGGAGGAAGCGCGGAAGCTCCCGATCTTCCAGCAGAAGCGGGCTTCGATGAGATATTCGAGGCAGCGCGGAAGTCGGTTGACGGGGGCTGACACCCTGACACGCAAAGGAGGACAACATGGCTGGACCTTCAACCGCAGAACGGTTCGATCAGCTCGCCACG